TGTTATCAAGAGTAACAGGTGATAACAGAAAAGCTCTACAAGAACGCCAGCAAGCCATGTTAGCAGAAACAAGATTTAATGCTAAGATTCAAGAATTATTGGCCCAAGGTAAAGTAAAAGAAGCCAGGGAACTACAGAACTTTGTATCGGCTGTTGATGCGTTTGCTCCTGCTATTGCCACTGGTGCTAGAGATATTGCTACTGCTGGCACTGGTACTATTGCTGAAGGTCAACAATTAATGATCAGAAGTGGTGGTAGTATTCAGCAAATTTTAAAACAAATTGAAAATGGTTCTTTAAGCTCTACTACTGCGTTAAATCAATTATCTGGGGCTGTTGGGCAAACTAATCAACAGTATCTATCAAGTGCTAAGGTACTTGGCGATGCTAACATGGTTACTGCTAACGGTGCAGAATTTGCTAGACTAGGCAACAGAGCCATGCAAGAAGAATACGCATTAAGAAAACAACAAGCTGACCAAATGAAAGGCACAGACCCTTTACAAAGCTCAATGGCAAAGTCAATTAAGAACATGGAAGACTTTACCATGAATCTAAACAAATTAATTTTAGATTTTATGCCAATGACTGGTGAGATTGTAGAAGGTTTAACTGGTGCACTCAAGGATATGATGGAGGCCGCTAAGAAAGGCTTTGATGAGTTACTTGGTAAAGGCGGAGGAGATGAAAGACCAGTCAAACACAGATCAACACTTGATAAAATATTTGGCTTAGGATTATCCGATAACGAAGACGAAGCAGATAAACAAGTTGCTGATGAACAATTAGATAATAGAATTAAACGTGCTGTTGAAAATGCTCGTCAGAAAAAAGCCGTAAAAGAGTTGACATTTATGGAGCAGTTTAACTCAGAAAAGATGGACGCAGTAAAATTAACTCCAGAAGAAAAAGCCAAAATTGTTGAAGACGAGAAGAAATCGTTTAAGGAATCTTGGATAGTTAGCAGTAGTCTTCAAAAAAATGCTAGTTATGATAATTTTACACCAGACAAGTATGCTTTTGGTGGCATAGCCAACTATCCAGATTCTGGTAAACTTGCTATGTTACACGGTACAGAAGCAATTATCCCATTACCAGACGGTAGAACAGTGCCAGTATCAATTAATGTTGATGCAATGGCCAAGTCGTTAATGTCAGGCCCAACCGGCGGTCCAGTAAGATCATCAGCAGGCACGTCAAGCAGTCCAATAGCATCCTCATTGTTATCAATGTTAGGGGTTGGCACTGAATCCACTACTGCTATGGCCACAGCAACAGGACCAACAACAAGCGGTAACACAGAATTAATACAACAACAAAACGCCAAACTTGATGAACTTATTAGATTAACCGGACGACACATTAGTGTCAGTGAGCAGACTCGTGCTCATTTATCATAATTTGGCTAAATTTCTATTGACCTTTTGACTTTTATTTGCTAAAGTTTAGAATAGCGATAAATACTATCTAAATACAAAAGGTTATTCTATGGCAAGTTGGAAAAAATATTTTAAAGTACCTGAACGCACAGATGGAACAATGAGTCCAATCAGTGGTGCTAACAGACCACAAGGTAGTGGTGGCAACGATTTTGCATTCCGTAATTATCAATCAAGTTTACCAGAAGTCTACTCAGGACATCCTAATCGTGTTGAACGTTATAATCAATACGAAGCAATGGATATGGATTCAGAAATCAACGCATGTCTAGATATTATTGCAGAATTTTCAACACAGACAAACGATCAAAATGGTACATCATTTGAAATAGCCTTTACAGAAAAACCAACAGACCACGAAGTTGATATTATTAAAAAACAACTACAACAGTGGACTAAACTTAACCAATTTGATCAACGTATTTTTAAACTATTTAGAAATACTATCAAATACGGAGATCAAGTATTTGTACGTGATCCAGAAACATTTGAATTGTACTGGGTTGATATGTCCAAAGTATCAAGAGTTATTGTTAACGAGTCTGAAGGTAAAAAGCCTGAGCAATATATAATTAGAGATATTAATCCTAATTTTGAAAACTTAACAGTAGCGGCCAAAACAACACAAGACGTAGCATCTAACCCTGCAACACAGGGAGGCTATACTGCACCTAATCAATATTCAGCACCAAATGCTATGTCATCTGGTGGGCAAGGTCGTTTTGGACAGTCAATGAATGAAAGTGCGTTAGAAGCAGGACATGTGGTACACTTATCATTATCAGAAGGTTTAGATTATAAATGGCCATTTGGAACATCAGTATTAGAAAACGTTTATAAGGTCTACAAGCAAAAAGAACTGTTAGAAGATGCTATATTGATATACCGTGTGCAACGTGCACCAGAGCGTAGAATCTTCAAAATTGACGTAGGTAATATGCCAAGTCATATGGCAATGGCTTTTGTAGAACGTATTAAAAACGAAATACATCAACGACGTATTCCTACACAGAGTGGTGGCGGTAGCATGGTAGATGCTACCTACAATCCATTATCAATTAATGAAGATTACTTCTTTCCTTTAACAGCAGACGGTAGAGGATCCAGTGTTGAAACATTACCAGGTGGACAAAACCTAGGCGAGATTGACGACTTAAAATACTTTAACAATAAATTATCACGTGGCCTAAGAGTTCCAAGTTCATACTTGCCTACTGGCCCAGATGAATCATCACAGGCGTTAAGTGACGGTAGAGTTGGCACAGCACTTATTCAAGAATACAGATTTAATCAATACTGTATGCGTCTGCAGAACCAAATCATTAATAAACTAGATGATGAATTTAAAATGTTCTTACGCTTTAGAGGCTTTAACATTGACTCATCACTGTTTAACTTAAAATTTAATCCACCACAAAACTTTGCATCATACAGACAAGCAGAGTTAGATGCACAGCGTGTTAATGTGTTTACAGCACTAGAAGGAATGCCGTATATCAGCAAACGTTTTGCTATGCAACGTTTCTTAGGATTAAGTGAAGAAGAGCTACGCCAAAACGAAGAACTATGGCAAGAAGAGTCTGATAATATTGAAGCAACACCTACCACAGGTAGTGATTTAAGATCTGTTGGTATTAGCCCAGGCGACATTGATGCAGATTTAACCACAGGCGAAGAAATTGGTGCAGACCTTGAAGCATCAGATCTAGATATAGATACTGAAACCGGTGGCGAAGAAGTATAAATACTATTATGATACTCAACGAATTATACAACAAAAATCCAGGTTACCAAGACGAAAACGAAGATCAAAGTAAGGCTCGTATTGGTGACTTACGTAAAACTAAACTAACTCTCAAGCAGTTAAACAAGTTACGTATCATGAATGACGTAAGAACTTACGAACAAACAATAAAAGCTAAACGTGTGCAAAGGCAGTACGGAGCACCAGCAGAAGCACCTCAATTATAAGCATTTCTTAAAAAAGGCTCCAAAAAGGCGCCTTTTTACCTAAAAAAACACCAATATTAAGAAAAAGAGTGTAAATACATTCACAAAGCCATATATGGAGACAAAAAAACATGGAAAATAAATTTGAACAGTTAATTGAGTATATCATTAACGACGAAGAAGAAAAAGCTAAAGAGCTTTTCCATGATGTAGTGGTTGAAAAGTCACGTGACATCTACGAAGAGTTAATGGCAGAAGAAGAAGCAACAGAAGAAGTTGCTGAATCAACTGACGAAGAAGTTGAAGAATCAATTGAAACAGACCAAGAAGTTGGTGGCGACGAAGCTGATGATTTAATCTCAGATATTGAAGCTGATGAAGAAGGTATTTCAGAAGAAGAAGTTGACTATGACGAAGACGGCGAAACTGACGAACATGAAGAAGATCATGAAGAGTTAGAAGACCGTGTAGTAGACTTAGAAGACAAACTAGACGAATTAATGGCTGAGTTTGAAGAATTAATGACTGACGAAAAAGAAGAAGGCGAACCAGAAGCTGAAGAAGGCGAACCAGAAGAAATGGAAATGGAAGTTCCTATGGAATCTGAAGAAACAACAGAAGAAGTTGTTGAAGACGCTGAAGAAGTTGCTGAAGAAGAAGCACTTGAAGAAGGTGCAGATCTTAAGCCAGCTACAAAGCCAGAAACAAAAGAAGGTGCAGACCAAACTAAATCACCAGTAGCGGCTAACGCCGGTGCTAAAGGTGCAGTGGCTAAACCACAAGCATCAAAAGGTGAAGAAAAAGGTTCAGCAACACCTCAAGCACAAGATCAAGGCGCTACTACAGAGCCAGATCTTAAGAAAGTTTAATTTAAACTTTTAAACGAGGATACCTTATATGTCAAACATATATTTAAAAGAACATCTTAACTTTAATGCGGCCAACATAATTGTTGAGTCTAGCCAAGAAGGTAAAGATTTATACATGAAAGGTATCTGCATCCAGGGTGGTGTAAAAAACGCTAACGAACGTGTATATCCAGTAACTGAAATTGAAAGTGCAGTTAAAACACTGAACGAACAAGTATCAGGTGGATATAGCGTTTTAGGCGAAGTTGATCACCCAGATGATTTAAAAATCAACCTTGATCGTGTATCGCATATGATTGAAAGTATGTGGATGGACGGTCCAAATGGATGTGGTAAACTAAAGATTCTACCAACACCGATGGGTCAACTAGTGAAAACTATGCTTGAGTCGGGTGTGAAGTTAGGAGTTTCGAGTCGAGGTAGCGGAAACGTTAACGAAGACTCAGGACAAGTCAGTGATTTTGAAATTATCACTGTTGACATCGTGTCACAACCAAGTGCTCCAAATGCTTATCCTACAGCAATTTATGAAGGTCTCATTAACATGAGACACGGTCATAATGTTTTAGAGATGGCGAGAGAGGCTAGTGGTGATGCTAAAGTACAACGTTATTTGAAGAGTGAAGTTATGCGACTCATCAAAGAACTGAAGGCTTAATAGGAGAATGGCATGCTAGATGTACTAAAACCATTATTAGATAGCGACCTAGTTAACGAGGAGACACGTGCTGAAATATCAGAAGCATGGGAATCTAAGTTAGAAGAAACTCGCGAATCTGTTCGTGCTGAACTTCGTGAGGAGTTCGCTCAAAAGTATGAGCATGATAAACAAACAATGGTTGAAGCAATCGATCGCATGGTAACTGAAAGTTTGAAAACCGAAATGGCTGAAATGCAGGAAGAAAAAGCCAAATTAGCAGAAGACCGTGTTAACCAAGTTAACAAAATGAAAGAATCAGCAGAAAAATTTAATAACTTTATGGTTACTAAATTAGCTGAGGAACTTAAAGATCTTCGTTCAGACAGAAAGGTACAAACTGAAACAATTGAAAAATTAGAACAGTTTGTGGTTAAAGCATTAGCAGAAGAAATTAAAGAATTTGCACAAGATAAACAGGACGTTGTAGAGACTAAAGTTAAACTTGTAGCAGAAGCTCGTGAGAAACTAGAAGAACTTAAAGCTAAGTTCCTCAAAGAATCAAGCGAGAAAATGACTAATGCCGTTGCCAAGCATTTGAAAGCAGAACTTTCGCAGTTGCATGAAGATATCAAAGTTGCTCGTGAGAACACCTTTGGTAGAAAAATCTTTGAAGCATTTGCTAGTGAATTTGGCGCAACTCATTTAAATGAGAACGCAGAAATTCGTAAACTAGTTGATGCAATTAAAGAAAAAGATCAGCAAATTGCAGAAGCAACCGATAAACTCAACGAAACTACACAGTTGGTTGAGTCAAGAGACCAAGAGATTGTAACAATAAAAGAGTCTAATGAGCGTCAAGCTAAATTAGACGATTTACTTGCTCCTCTAAATGATGAGAAAGCAGAAGTTATGATTAATTTATTAGAAGGCGTACAAACTAAGAAATTAGAAAGTGCCTTTAACAAATATCTTCCAGCGGTGCTTAACGAGAATGTAGTGAAGTCTAAAAAAACAACACTTACAGAATCTGTTAAGGAAGTTACTGGGGATAAAGACAAGCAAGTTGAAGTTAAGCAAGACGAAAATGGAAACATTATCGACCTTCGCAAACTTGCTGGTATTTAAGTAAGACATTAGGAGAAAGATATGTCACAAGAACTACTTGAAAGCCGTTGGGGTGAGACAAAAGACGCTCTTTTAGAGGGTCTGCAAGGTAACAAACGCAACTCAATGGGTGTTATTTTAGAAAACACAAAAAATTACTTAGCTGAAGCGGCTACATCAGGCGCAACAGCAGGTGGTAACGTAGCAACACTTAACCGTGTAATTCTACCAGTTATTCGTCGAGTTATGCCAACAGTGATCGCAAACGAAATCGTTGGTGTACAACCAATGACAGGCCCAGTTGGTCAAATTCATACATTACGTGTACGTTATGCAGAAACATTAAACGCTACAGGTACTGACAATGATACAACAGCTGGTGATGAAGCATTATCACCATTCCAGATTTCAACAGCATACGCTGGTGATGGCACTGCTGGTAAAGCAGACTCAACAGCAGGTAAAGAAGGTACAGGCGGTCGTAAGATTTCTGTACAAATCTTAAAACAAGCAGTTGAAGCAAAAACACGTAAATTACAAGCACGTTGGACATTTGAAGCGGCACAAGACGCTCAGTCACAACACGGTATTGACGTAGAAGCAGAAGTTATGGCGGCTCTAGCACAAGAAATTACTGCTGAGATCGACCAAGAAGTTTTAGCTTCATTACGTTCATTATCAGCAACAGAATTTACATACAACCAAGCAACTGTATCAGGTACAGCTACTTTCGTTGGTGATGAACATGCGGCTTTAGCAGTTCTAATCAACAGAACAGCTAACTTGATTGCACAACGCACAAGACGTGGTGCTGGTAACTGGGCTGTTGTTTCACCAGCGGCTTTAACAGTATTACAATCAGCTACAACTTCAGCGTTTGCACGTTCAACAGAAGGTACATTCGAAGCACCAACAAATACTAAATTTGTAGGTACATTGAACTCAGCTATGAAAGTATATGTTGACTCATATGCGGCTGACACAACTCCTGTTTTAGTTGGTTATAAAGGTTCATCAGAAGCTGATGCGGCGGCGTTCTACTGCCCATACATTCCATTAATGTCATCTGGCGTTGTATTGGATCCAGCTACATTCGAACCAGTAGTATCATTCATGACTAGATATGGCTACGTCGAGCTTACCAATAGTGCTTCATCTTTCGGTAACGCGGCTGACTATCTTGGAGAAATTGCAGTTTCTAACTTATCATTTAGCTAAGTTATTAACAGTAGTTACTACTACAGTTAGAAAAATTAAAAAGCACTCATTTATGGGTGCTTTTTTTTAACTAAAGAGTGTTGAATTAACTAAATAATAGTATGAACAAGTATAAAAAATACTACAATGCTATTGTTGAAAATGCTCGTATACAAGATAGAACTTGTTATATTGAAAAACATCATATAGTTCCACGTAGTTTGGGTGGCAGTGATGATACCAGTAATATAGTTAAACTAACAGCACGAGAACATTTTATATGTCATTGGCTATTAACTAAGTTTACCACAGGTATAAACAAAGGTAAAATGATTAAAGCACTATCGTTAATGCGTAGTGAAACAAAGTACCAAAAACGTTATTCAACTAAAATTACAGCAAGAGTGTATGAAAATATAAAAGTAGAACACGCTGAAATAATACGTAAGCAAAACACAGGGTGGCAACCTACAAAAGAACAAAGACAAAAAATATCGGAAAGTAAGATGGGAAAAACAAGAGATAGTTTACCTGATTTGTGGTTTAAGAAAATGAGAGAAAGATACAAAGGTGAAGATAATCCAATGTATGGAAAAACTCATAGTGCTGAATCAAAACGTAAGATGAGTGAATCAGCAAAAGGCAGAAAAGCAAAACGCACAGTATGCGAACACTGCGAAAAAGATGTAGCAATTAACATATACAAACAATGGCATGGAGACAAATGTAGTGAAAATAAAGCAAATAATCCAACCTAAGAAAACTGAAAACACAAAGAGCTCTGCCAAAGACTTCCAAAAAGCTGTTGATAATGTTAAACAGATAGCAGATCAAGTCAAAGGCAAATAAATACGTGTAACACAGGAGCACAACAATGGGCAGAGAACTTAAAGCAGGTAAAGGTAATAAAGCAAATTCACTTAAATCTAACAATAACAAAGATAGATTTATATTAATTGCAGATAGAGGACTTAATAATCACTGGTACCCAACTCCGTCAGAATTAAATAAAACATACATAATTACTAAAACTACTGGCTGGGACGTATTAATGACAAACACAGACGGATATCAAATTGGAGATTGGATAAGAATTATTCTACATCCAGATTCTTCTGTTAATATTGCCATGCAACTTGACAATTCATATACTCCAACTAATAATTGGAACAGCGAAACGGTTATTTTTGTAGGTGTAGGTGCAGGCAACGGCGGAAGTAGTTTTATTCACTTTTCATAATTCCCTCTACCAAATAGACATACA